TGAACGACGATTAGCTGAACTAGCCATGATAGCTACTGATGAGCAGGTAGCTGCAGCCTATGCACATCTGGGCAAGCGTGACATCAAAGCCTATCATGATTTTTTAGAACGGATGGTTGATGATGCTGTGAAGTATGCTAACTTCAAGAAGGCCAATCGCAAGATTAGAGTTAAGAAGCAGAAGCCAGCTGGCGAACAGGTAGCCAAGATGAAGTATTTAAAGAAGTTCGAAGCATTAGAGAGTGTGCATCCTACCGAGGTTGTTGGTGCTCAGCAGCTCTGGGTCTACAATACCAAGAATCGTAAGCTGGGTGTCTATCATGCAGTTGGTACTACAGGCTTTAGCGTCAAAGGTACCAGCCTGCAGGGCTACGATCCTGAACTCAGTGTGCAGAAGACTCTGCGCAAACCCGACGTAACCATACCAGTGATGATGAAGGCTGGCAAGGTGCAGCTTAGAAAGGTTCTTTCAGATCTAAGCACTGCGGAATCAGCATTGAATGGTCGTTTTAATGATGACATTTTACTGCTAAGAGTGCTATAATGCCAACAATGTCAGTGATTGCGGAACTGCTGATCGGTGGATTCTTTTCCGCACTGGGCTGGTGGAGTGCCAATCACTATGTTGTAGAACCATTTCTAGATCCTAACCCAGTGACCATGGAAAAGAAACAGGAGAAGAAACAGGAGAAGCCAGATGATAAGCCTGAAAGAAAGGATCCAGTGCTGGATCCACAGCAAGGCCCCTAGAGTTTTAGATGTACTGCAGATGTTTACTGTCATAGAATGGGTAATAATTTTAATTGGAGTTGGTTATGTTGGAATGTATTGTATTGGGTGATAGTATAGCCGCAGGCACGGCTCGTCAGCTTCCAGACTGTACTAATTACAGTGTTGGTGGCTACAGCAGCTGGCAATGGAATCAACGCTATCGTGGCTACAGTTTAAATGCTCGCATCATTATCATTAGCCTGGGTACCAATGACACCAAGCAGATACCTACCAGACATGAATTAGAATACATGCGCAGCAAGGTCAATGCCGATGTTGTATACTGGATCATGCCTCCTATCAAACCAGAGAAGCAAAAGATAGTCATGGACTTTGCTCGCGAATATGGCGACATAGTTCTACCCATCAATCGTGATCTGCTTAGTTCAGATCGAATACATCCCACCCCCGACGGTTATCGCGACCTAGCAAGGAGAATCCATGGACATTAACAACGTTATTGACAGAATGAAGAATTTACAGAAGTTTGTAATCATTACTCCACTGCCCGATGAATTTGAATTCAATGGACCAGTACCCTTTGACATGCGTATCAAAGACGGTATCGTTACTGCAGACGTCTGGGCAGTCACCTTGGCTGAAGCCACACGTCGTGTCAACGACTACTTAAATAATGCTTGACAAAGCAGTACAGCTATACTATAATGTTGGTGATTTATTAATTATATGAGGGAATCATGAAAAAATTATACGTGGTCTTACCGTTGGTTCTGTCTTTGACTGCCTGCGGTTCTATAAAATATAATACTGGTGTAGAAATCGAAGGTCCAGGTAAACGACTACTCAGCAATGAAGTCAATTATCCAGGCTGGTATACTGAGACTCAGGATAGCAAGGATAAGAGTATCTATGCAGTAGCCACTGAAGAAAGCCGAAGCTTTCAGTTCGCTGTGGACCATGCCATGCTAAGTGCCAAGCGTGAATTGGCTGCCAACTTTAGTTCACACATCAGCGCCATGATGAAGGACTATGCTTCACAGAGTGGAGATACCAGAGGTATGTTACCTGAAATAGATCGTACTACTAAAATGGTGGTGGCCAGAGTCAACCTGATTGGTGTTCAGCGTGATAAATTGCAGGTAGTGCATGAAAAGAATGGCTATCGGGCATTCGTTAGATTGAAGTATAACACCGATGAAAGCAATCGTGTACTGATGCAGGAAATTAATCGCAATACTGGTCTGAACAATGCTCTCAAGGCCAGCAGATCATTCCGCGAACTTGAACGCGAAGTCAATAAAATAGAAAAGAAGCCTGCAGATCTGAACAATGAAATAAACTATTAATTGATGAAAGAATAAAATGATTATTGTTGACTTTAACCAGACGGCTATTAGTACGCTCATGGCTGAGCTAGCAGGCCGCACCGACGTTGAGATCCGCAAAGATCTGATTCGTCATATGATTATCAATGCCATACGCAGCTATAAGGTAAAATTTGGTACTGAGTTTGGTGAGATGGTCATAGCCTGCGACAATCGCCACTACTGGCGTAAAGATAAATTTCCCTACTATAAGGCAAGTCGCAAAAAGGCCCGACAGGACTCGGGCTTTGATTGGAAGTTAATCTTTGATACCTTGTCAGAGATACGGGCAGAATTGTCTGCGTTCTTTCCCTATCAGGTCATTGACATCGAAGGAGCCGAGGCTGACGATGTAATTGCAGTGCTTGCGCAATGGACTCAGGACAATGATCTGATACAGGAAGGCTTGGATGAAGTACCGCAGCCAGTGCTGATCCTGAGTGGCGACCATGACTTCATTCAGCTGCAGAAGTTCAAGAATGTGCAGCAGTTCAGTCCTATTCATAAAAAGTGGGTTAAGCCTGACAGCACCATCAGCAGCTATCTCATGGAGCATATTGTCAAAGGCGACAAGGGCGATGGCATTCCCAATATCCTGAGCGAGGATGATACATTCGTCAGTGATAAAAGACAGAAGCCAGTGACTGCTAAAAAGCTGGAAGCCTGGCAGCAGCTATCTCTGGACGACTTCCACAATCATGTAGACATAGATGTGGCTCGTAACTTTCAACGCAATCGCTATCTAATTGATTTTGAATATATACCTGACGCGGTAAGAAATAATATCGTGGCAGCTTGGACTACGCAGCCCAAGAAGGATCGAAGCCAGCTGCTCAATTACTTCATGGAACATAAGATGAAGAATATGATAGACCATTTAGGAGAATTTTGATGCGCCTTTTAATACCTGAAATCTTTGACAAGCTAGCTGATGCCACACCAGCTGAGCGAGCCGAGATTCTGAAGAAGAATGACACTACCACACTGCGCGATGTTCTGCGCTGTAACTTTGATCCAGCTATCCAGTTTGATCTGCCCAAGGGTGCACCACCCTACAAGCCTAGCCCACATCCTGTGTACATGGCCGAGAGTAACTTCTTTGCCGAAGCTCGTCGCCTGTATTTGGTCATCAAGGATCATCCTGGCCGTCCTAAAAATCTCAAGCGTCTGCAGATTGAAAACATATTCGTGCAGATGCTGGAAGGAGTTAATGCCATTGAGGCTGAAATGCTGATTGCCCTGAAAGACAAGGCGCTAGCCAAGCGATATAAAGGTCTGACAGAAAACGTGGTTAGAACCGCGTTTCCAGGGCTTCTTCCAGAAACATCGACGGAAAAGGCTTGATGCTATTGGCTCTGCAGTGCTTGACATTTTGGTTCATTTTTGCTATAATAGTGGTACGTTAAATGAGAAAGGACAAAAAATGAAGCTAAAGATCAATGACAAAGTGACATGGTCCAGTGCAGCAGGTAATTTAAATGGTACCATTGTAGACATCATATTAGCACCCAATGCTGCAAATCAGATAGTTGCTTGGATTGACATCGAAACCACCAGAAACACCGTCAGACTTTGCGCCATAGACAGCAATCTGAAGCAGCTGAAAGTGCAATTGGCATCCGCGAACTTGGTTGAACGCACAAACTATATGACAGGCGCCAAGTTCATGGAAGCTGCAGACCGTCCGTATTTTTGCTCACCAAGCTCTGAGACATTTTGGAGCATGTAATTTGCTTGACTTTCAGTATCGTTACTATATAATGAAGTTGTATTAATTAATTGGAGAATGAAATGAAAAAATTTATGATTGCTTTTGCTTTGATTGCCAGTGTTTCTAGTTCAGCGTTTGCCTGGGGTGAACGTGAACAGGGTGCGCTGATTGGTGTTGCTGGTACCCTGTTGGTGCAGCATTTTGTCGATGAATATCGTGACTCGCGTCGTGATTCACGTAACTCTAATTATAATAGTAATCGTCGTCAGTTCGACGATGGCTATGAAGATAACTATGAGCGTCCAAACCGTCGTCGTCCAGCAGGCATTACTGTAGTGCCTCCGCGCAATGGTCCAGCTACCTTGCCTCCGATCCGCATTCCACAGTACGAATGTTTCACAGAAGATCTGTATAATAGCTATGGTGAGTATGTTACTAGCCGTCAAGTCTGTCAATAAGGAGAAGTAGATTATGTTTAGTCGATTAGTGAAGCCGTTCCTTGCAGAAGATACGTCTCCTGCCATGATCTGGTTAATGGTGGCATTCATAGTAGTCATGGCTGCCCTGGGTCCATTGTTGTTTATTCAGGCCCTGAATATTTTATTTAGTTTTAGCATCCCCTATAATCTGCAGACCTGGTGTTCGGTAGTTATCCTGCACGCATTCATTACTACGGCAGTTAAATAATGAGCATGCATCTGGAAGGACCCTGGTTGTCCATGACAGGTAAGCGCAAAGGCAAGCAGAAGTATCGCAGCTCTGAGCATAAGCAGAAAGAGCAGCAGTTGGCCGAGTCCTGGGCAGACCTGCAGAAGAAGTATCAGGCGGCACCAGCTCGTAAGTTGCAGCGCAATGTATATACTGGGCCCAAGAATATGAACATGGAACGCACAAGTCGGCATATTCCCAGCGTTGATTCTGGCCTGGGTAGCACGGCTCCAGTAAAGCAGCAGCAGTATACTGGTGATAAGATGATTGGCATAGGCACCATGCACAAGAGTAACATGGTTCCAATCTTTAGCGATAAAGAAGCCAAGGACATTTCTACTATGAGGCGATGATGAAACCATTTATATTATTGATGTGTATTGCACTAACCGGTTGCACAGTGCTGCAGACAGCTCAAACTGAAATGAAAAACGAAGTCGCTGGCTTCAAAGAAGACTGGAAAAGGACATTTGGCCGTGAACGATCTAATTGAAAAACTTGCCCTAGAGTCTGGCATTGCCCTGGGCAACAATATCAACGAAGGCAGCCGCAGAGATTTACTCAACAAGTTCGCTGAGTCAATCATCAATGAATGTGCTCTGGTTGCACGCTGGCATGTTCTAGAACACAATGGTATAAGCAGATACTATACAGGCAACGTATTAGTAGAAGATGCAATTAGAAATAACTTTAAGGAGCAACAATGAAAGCAGGAGCAGCATTTAAAATGAAACGTACCACTAAATATCAACTAGCAAGCTTCACAGATCAGCATGAGCGCGGTGAATTTAAACGAGCCATGATTCAGGCACAGTTAGCCAGTGCCATCAGAGTCAAGGATAAACGTCCTAAGCCAGGGCAGCCACAACAGGAAGAGTAACATGGGATTATCCGAATTAACCTCAGCCGTAATTATACTTAACATTGTTATACTATTAGGGCTGAGTCTTAGTTTGATAGTTGGATTCTGCATTTTGGCAAACAACCTCTTGCACAAATTCTGGAAACCTATTACAATTATATACCACCGTGATGATGAGAAGGAGTTAGAAGATGAATATACCAAGCAATCCAGCAGACAGAAAAAAGATACAGGCCTCGATGCAGGAGATCAGCGATAGTCTATATCGTATTGCAGCTGAACGAGAGTTTATCAAAGAAGCCATAGCCGACACCTGCGACAAGTTTGAGCTGGACAAGAAGATTTTCCGCAAGATGGTTACAGTGTTTCACAAGGCCAACTTTACCGAAGAAGTGGCCGAGCATGAACAGTTTGAAGTCATGTATGAAAGCATTACCAGCAGCATGCCAGTATTACAGCAG